GCCCATGCTATCAGGTTTTGGCAAGGGCAAAGCTTCTGGGACTTTGCATGAGTGGATGACTGATTCACTCGCTGCTGGTTCTGCCGGTAGAGTAGCTGAAGGCGCAGTCTTCACTGCAGTAGCGTTGACACCACGGACGAGAGTAGGCAACTACTGTCAGATTAACCGTAGGTCGTTTGAAGTTTCTGATACCTTGGACGCAGTCGATAAGGCTGGCGTAAAAGGTGGTGAGTACGAGTACCAGTTGGCGAAAGCCCTGAAGATTATGGCTACCGATATGGAAGTAGATATCGTTAGTGGTACTTCAGCATCTGGTGCTTCAGCAGGTACTGCACGTAATGCACGTGGTGTACTTTCTTTCATCGCAACAAACGTAGAAACAGGTTCTGCAGGTTCTGAGGCTCTGACTGAGTCGATGTATAATGATAACCTGCAAACTATTTTTGATAGTGGTGGAAATCCTGACACGACCTATGCAAATGGGTTTCAGAAACGTCAGATCAGTGCATTCACTGCGAGTCAAACTCGTAACATTGAAGCTTCAAGCAAGAAATTGATTGCGAGCCTTGACGTTTACGAGAGTGATTTCGGTATGCAGCGTATCATACTTGATCGTTATATGACTACAACGATCATTGTTCAACTCCAGAAGGAAATGTGGAAAGTCGCAATGTTGCGACCTGTTAAGCATACTCCTATCGCCAAGGTTGGATCATCTAGGCGAGGCATGACCGAAGCTGAGTGGACTCTTGAGTCTCTCAACGAGGCTGCGTCTGGTAAAATCACGGGGCTTACTACTTCGTAACCTTAACGGGGGTCACCTAAAAGCTGGCCCCCTTTATTGTATATGGAACAAGATGACACTGAGATAGGTGATCTAGCTACTAGATTCTCTACTGAAGCTAATAAGTATAACGTCCAGACTATTCAGGATACTGATCCAGCTGCTCAGCTTGCAGACTTTGAACGTAAAACTGGTGACAACGGATGGACGGATGGGCGCAGGATGCGTAAGCGTGGAACAATACCTAACATCTTTCTCATGCAGGACAAGTACAAAGACATAATGGATGGTGACCAGAAAGCAATGGAGAAGGCAGTCAACAGATTCTTCGTTGACCACCCAGAGTTTAAGACGGATAACGATGGCACAAAGTATTTCTAATGTTAAGGATAACGCAGATTGTTTTAATGTGGGAGGATCAGAAGGCTAAAGAGATCCTCTTCAAACATCTGCATGATCGGCAAAAGAAGTTCGCAGGGAAGGTGGCCCTAAGTATAGTAGTTGTTGGTTCAAAGGGTGATGAGTCTAAATCATTATGCTCTCCTTGGGACATACACTATGTTGAATTTAAAAATTCTCCATTGAACGACAAGGTAAATAAGGCGTTCCATGTAGCAAGGGAAGTCTATGATCCAGATTATTATTTTAGCAGTGATAATATTTTAGATGATGAGGCTTTCCAGAATTACCTAGACAAGATAGAAGAAGAGTACAACTTCCTTGGCTTCATGGATATCTACATGTACGATGTAGATACAGGTGTTACGAAGTTTTGGAAGGGCTACCCTAAAAGCGACAGGAGATATTCACGCATTGTCTATTCTTTAATGATGAGCAAGAGTGTGATGGAGGCATTGGATTACGATTTTTCTAAACCGGGTGGGGTAACTAGTGAAGATGACGTAATGGAGCGTCTATATAATGTTGGGTTCTTGGACTCCTGTTGTTTCCATGTTGGGATAGACGGTATAATATTTGAGCTTAAAGGTAAGTCATCATTAAGTAATATTGAATTGTTTCAGTCTTATGGGCAACTACCTAAAGAAGCGATGGAGTTCTTGAGATGCTAATGTTGCCCAAAGAAGATATAAATGTTTGTGGTGTTGTAAGGGACAATGGAGCTTGTGGTATCTATAGGATCTCGCAACCATTGACGTTCCTTAATGAGGTTGATGGTTACGATGTAGCCCTTGGTGGTGTTGACTGTCCTGACGCTGATTTGTTTCAGTTGCTTCAGGAAGCTGATGTTGTATTTATGCCAAGAGCTTGCAGTGAAAAGATGTTATCTCTGATCACTAACTTAAGGCAGCATAAGTCTATTCCCAAGAAGATAATTATAGATCACGATGATAATGTTTTCAACCTGAACCCGCTTAGTCCTCATTATAGGGATATGGGAGTGGAAGATGTAACCGTTAGGGTTGATGGCAAGGATGTACAGATTTGGAAAGACGGTACGTGTGAGTTTGATATAGCAAGGAACAAGAAGAAGACTAAGTTTGCTAAGGAATGTTTGCGACAAGCAGATGCATTAACTACTACCACTCAAGAGCTTGCAGATTTCTATAGCGAGTACAACCCTAATACTTATGTGCTTCCCAACTTGCTTGACTTTGACCAATGGACTCCCAAGAAGTTTGTTAACGATGGTTTTACAAGATTGACTTGGCATGGAGGCTCATCACATTATCATGACTTGGTAGAGGTTGCTCCATTAATAAAGAATCTTTTAAAGAAGCACAAGAAACTCAAGCTTGAGGTTTGTGGGCAAGAGTTCAAAGGTTTGTTCAAGGATGTAAAACAAGGGCAGCATTTTCATCATCATTGGGTACATACTTATGCGCACCCATACAAGCAGGCATTGATTGATTCTGATGTAGCTATTATTCCATTGCAAGATGATCTCTTTAACAGGTGCAAGAGTCCCATCAAATGGATAGAGTATTCAGCGTTAAAAGTGCCATGTGTTATGAAAAACATTCCACCGTATTCAAATGTGGTGGAACATGGGGTTACCGGGATGCTGTACAACACGCTGGAAGAGGCTGAAACTTATTTAGAGTATCTCATCACGCATCCTATGGAGAGGGGGAAGATGGGGAAGAACGCATACAACGAAGTACATGAGAACCATGACGCAAAAACTCAGGCAAAGCTCTGGGGCGATGTGGTGACTAAAGTGATGGAGGGGAAATGAGTCTAGCTACAATTAGAAATCCAATACTGCGTGACCTTGGTCTTGACTCTTCGTCAAGCCTTGTGAACGATGCTAAGCAACGTATCCTTGATTATATCAATGAGGGGATAGAGGAGTTGAATATTCTTGGTGGGTTTGAAATCCTTAAGACTGAGGCTTCTGTTACCCTTGTTACTGATACCGCTGACTACAGCTTGGCTACTGATTGTGATGTGACAGGTGTGATAGGGGAAAGGTTCTACATAGATTCTGACGATGCTGTTGTATATAAGGCAAGGACTAATCAGATTTTTCAAAATGCTGAGATACGTAACAACACTGGACTACCTACATTATGGGTGCCATTTGGAAAGAATAGTTCTCAAGTAAGTCAGATCAAAGTTGACCCCGTCCCAACGTCTAATGAAAACGCCAAGGTGATGACTTACTGGTATCAGAAAGAGTTGTCTGATCTGGCTTCTGACTCTGATACTACTCCTCATCAGGAAGTAATCATACGACATATAGCTAAGGCAAAGTATGCTGAGTACGATATGGATTTTGCTAAGCGTGATCGTGAAATGAACTTAGCCAACGTGTTGCTTGGTAAGGTTCAGGCTCAGAACCGTGGGTCTAAAAGGTTCACCCCATTAACTAGAAAGAATTATAACAAGAAATACATGACTGTTACTGGGAGCTATTAATGCCTCTTAAGCAAAAGATTTTTGAATCAAACAACAAGGGCTTGTTTGATATTGCGGTGGGGGAGGGGAACATATCGGTTGACTTTGCCACAGAGTTGCAGAACGCACGAGTTGCACTTAATGGTGAGGTCAGCAAACGTAGAGGCCGTAGCTTTTATAACCTATCAGCTGCCCAACATGCTGCTGGTAATACTATAGATAGTTACGTTGTTGGTAATCAAAACTCTACGTATGCTGTATATAATGGTAACAACGAGCAGATAGGGTTTGCTCTTACTCTCGGCTCCGAAAAAAAAGTACAGGCAGTACAGTTCTATTTAAGCAAGACAGGTTCTCCAACTGGTGGCATGAGAGCGCAGATATTTGCAAGCACAGGTACTGTTGGTAGTGCCGCTGTCCCAACTGGGGCGGTATTAGCTTCCTCTATAGCAGGAGAAAGAAATCCTGCTGACTTGACAAGCTCTCTTGTTGTTACAGAGTTTACGTTTGAGCCGCCATACACGGTTAGTGCTGGTGATATATGCATATTATTTGAGTACGATGGTGGAGATGCAAGTAATGCTGTCAATGTGGGTTCAGATTCAAGCCCTGCTGGTGGGCACAATACATTCGCAACAGACTCAAAGGATAGTGGTTGGGCTGCTGATACAGGTGAAGACTTAATCTATGCTTTACTTTCTGCTGGGCCAACTTGCGACATGCTTGCTGTATACGAGGGTGATTACCCCGGCACGTTTGAGGTTCTAGGACAGTTTGACACAAGGTTATTAAGGTATACGTCTTCTACAAGTGCATTTGATGTCGTAGTACAGACAGGGCTTACTGTTGACACGCCACTTAACTGGGCTATGTTCAGCAATAAGATGATACTGACTAATGGAACTGACAATCCGTTTAAGTATGGATACACACCGAAGCCTGCAGCTCCATCCACTGGTACTACTACTTCCGGTTCTAAGGCTGGGAGGACGTACTATGTTGCAGTTACGTATGTTACGGCAAACGGAGAGTCCGTGCCTAGCGAAGAGACAACGCAGATTGTGGCAACAAATGATTTACTTACTGTTACTGCTTTAGGAGCTTTACAGGGAGCGACAGGATGGAATGTCTATTACCACACAGTGTCAGGTGCGCTGAAGCTACAGAATGCTTCCCCATTGACACTTGGAGCTGCCCATACAGAAACAACTGGTTCATTAAATGATGGTGCACTGCCACCATCTGCGCATACTGGATGGTACGCAGTAAATTTACTGGATAACCCACCGAAGGGTAAGTATGTTTTTGCGTTAAACAACCGTGTTTGGATAACTGGTGTCCTTAATAGAAAAACAAAGTTTACAGGGTCTGCAGTAGATGACGAAGATGATTGGAGTACTGGGTCGGACTTTGTTGATATCGACTTGGCTGCTGTACTGGCTCGTGGCGATACTATTACTGGGCTTAATAGGCTTGGTCAAACCAATGCGCTGATAGTAGGACTAAAGAATCATATAGTAACATATACGGTGCCTGCTACGTTCTCCGATATATCTATAGACAAGACAGTGTTCAACACTGGCAACATGAGTCATAGAGCTATGGAGGAGGTAGGGTTAGATAACTACTTGGTTGAGGTTGAAGGATTAAACTCAATGAAGAATGAGTTGATCATCCAAGGACTACGCACGAAGAAGCTAAGCGACAATATAAGAGACAGGTTAAATCCTTTGCTGGACGCAGTAACTGACGAGAATGAAATAAATGTTGTCAATCATAAGAAAGAGAATGAGTTCTGGATTAACATCCCGTCCATAAGCAGGCGTTTTATTTATGATTATGAAATAAAAGCGTGGATGGAGGACAGAGGGGTAAAGATTTATCAGTCTGTTCGTACTCCAGACAATGAGATATTGAGTGCTGGCCCATACGGTAGAGTATCAAGAGAGTATGTTGATGCCGCTGGAGCTAACGTATATGGGGATGGGCAAAATAGCACCAATATAGCATGGCAGTGGGACACCCCTTGGTTGTGGTTTGACAATGTTAGTGTTAAGAAGATGTTTAAGTACTTTCAGTTTAAGGGGAGTGGGTCTGCTGGATTGTTTAACTTGGATGTATACTTTGATTTTGATAGCGTATCTTATAAAACATTTTATCTGCAAATGCAGTTTAGTGAGTGGGATGTATCTGATTGGGGTGCAGCATACTGGGATTTCCCAGATGTCAACAAGGTTCTTATACCAATGATAGGTATGGGGAGAGCGATTAAGTTTTCTTTTTCGGCTAACACTAAGACAGACTTAAGCATCGCATTTTATGGTGTAAAATATGCAAACGCAGGGTTTAGAGCTAACGATTAATAACTTAAGGAGAGCAAGATGACAACTGTAACTCAAACAGGTTCCTATACTGACACGAGGCGTGAAGGTACGGGCAAAGCACCTTGGGGTGCAAACTTAGATCCAGATTTGAATTCGTCTGACATTCAGGATGATATCTCTGGGATCATAGCGGAGCTTAATGTATCACAGAAGACGGATGAGATTCCTTCTACCACAGCAACGGCTGTTCTTAGCGGTGCTGGTGCATGTCCTATCACTGGGGCTATTGCAGAGCTTACTTCCACCAGTACAGATGCGTGGACTTTAGCAGCAGGTGCAGAAGGACAGCATCTATATGTAGTAATGGTTACAGATGGTGGTACTGCAGTTCTCACGCCAGCAGGTGGTGGTGGTGGTTATACAACTATCACGTTTGCTGATGCTGGTGACTCTGTTCATCTTCTGTATACAAACTCAAAATGGTACATAGTAGGCCAAGGTGGATTAACAACTGGCCCATTGTCTGCATAATCTAACGGAGTCTAAGGGATGGCAACATTAACAAGACTACATGACTTTGAGACTGATCGTGATGCGACACCTCCGGTAGCCATTAGTGCTACCAAGGTGGACGCAGAACTTGATCAGATCTTAACGGAGACGAATGCTGCAGACGTTCGCCTTGATGCTATTGAGGCGGCTGGATTCGTAACCACTGCCCGCCTTGCTGACGATGCGGTAACTGGAGCTAAGATAAGTTTTATTGACGACAGTATTGCTGTTACCAATAAGGCTTTTATGATTGCTGATGGCACTGATTACAGTGCTTTCATTTTCAGCGGTGATGTTACAGTTAGTAATGCAGGCGTTGCAGCTCTTGCAATTAACTCTGTTGATACAGCAGAGTTAGCTGACGATGCGGTAACCCCAGCAGAGGCTAGCTTCGTTGATGACTCATTGGCAGCTACCAGCGCACACATGTTGGTAGGTAATGGTAGTGTATTCACTAATGTCATCATGTCTGGTGATGCTACCATGACAAGTGCTGGTGTAGTTACCATCAGCTCTTTAGCAGTAGCTACAGCAGACATTATAGATGATGCTGTTACTGGCCCTAAGATTAGCTTTATTGATGACAGTATTGCTGTAACAGATACAGCATTCATGATAGCTGATGGTAGTGACTATAGTGCCTTCGTTCTTAGTGGGGATGCAACTTGTAGCAACGCTGGTGTGGTTGCTATTGGAAGCAATGTTATAGTTAACGCTGATGTTAATTCTTCTGCTGCGATAGCATATTCAAAATTAAACTTAAGTGGTTCAGTAGTAAGCGCAGACATTGCAGCTGGCACTATTGTTGACTCTGATGTTAACGCAAGCGCAGCTATTGCAGCTACAAAGATTCATAATGGCACTATTAGTAACACGGAGTTTGGTTATCTAAATGGGTTGACCAGTAATATCCAGACACAGATTGACGGTTTTTCTGCTGGTACTATTTCCACTATTGATGATGATAATTTTACGCTTCAAGACAACGCTGATACAACTAAGGATGCTCAGTTCCAATGTTCAGGTATTTCTACTGGAACGACTAGGACATTTACGTTCCCTGATTCAGACGGTACGTTATCGCTGATAGCATTGGCAGAAACATTAGCTAACAAGACTCTCACGAGTCCAGTGTTAAATGGAACGCTGTCAGGGACAGCATTCTTGGATCAGGATACAATGTCTAGTGATTCTGCAATAGCTGTAGCATCACAGCAATCAATTAAAGCTTATGTGGATAGTCAATCTCATAGTTCTCTTACGGAAGGGTTCACTATTGCAATGGCTATAGCACTTTAAGGAGAGAACAATGGCACAAAATTTCAGGAGATTTATAGCTAGGAACACAGGGACTTCCCCGGCTACTATCTTTACCGCTGACAGTTACGATACGGTAATTGGTATTCGATGTGCCAATGTTCACGCATCCTCGACTGTAAATGTAGATGTTTATATAAATGATGGTTCCAACGATTACTATCTAATAAAGACTGCCCCTATCCCTGTAGGCGGCTCATTAGAATTGATAGATGGAGGGGCCAAGTTTGTTGTAGACACTGGAGATGTATTAAAAATTGTATCAAGCGTTGCCAGTTCAGTTGATACTTGGGTTAGTGTTGTTGACGCTATCAGCACATAGGAGATATTAAATGGCTTATATAGGACAAGCTCCAACTAAAGTACCCCTAACGTCAGCAGACATAGCTGACGGGTCAATCGCCTTAGCTGATATGGCGGCTAATAGTGTTGATTCAGACCAATATGTGGATGGGTCTATTGATGCCGTACATTTATCAGCAAATAGCGTAGACAGTGATTCTTATGTGGATGGGAGCATAGATGCTGTACATTTATCAGCGAATAGTGTGGATAGCGATTCCTATGTTGATGGGAGTATAGACAATGCTCATATAGCGGATAATGCAGTTGGGCTTGCTGAAATGGCTGGTAATACTGATGGCGTTATAATTACGTTTGATGCTTCGGGTGATCCAGTTGCAGTCGGACCCGGCTCGGATGGGGAGGTTTTGACCTCAACCGGGGCAGGTAGTCCCCCGGCATTTGAAGTGGTGGCGGGGGGGCCAACTGACATAAAGGTTAATGCTTGTTTATCGTCAGACTCGGCAAATGTAACTGGTGACGGTACTGGTTACAATGTCGCTGGATCGTGGACGGAGATTACGGACACTGGGGCAGATTTTGCCTCTGGTACATTTACGGCCCCAGAGACAGGCACATACCTGATAACAGGTTGCTGTTATTTAACGGGACTTTCATCGTCACATAGTGAATCATTTTTTAGGATGAATACGTCCAATAGGCAGTACCTCCTATGGAGAGGAAAATGCTCCGATGCGTCTAGGGGTCACGCTGGTCATTTTGCATTTTCCTATGCCTGTACAGCTGATATGGATGCGTCTGATACGGCATATCTTCATGCGGCTATTTATGGTAGCAGTAAGGTGTGTGCCATGGAAGGTAATGGGAATGTTAACGCTTCTCATAGTATGCAAATTGCTCTATTAGCATAAGGATATATATATGGTACTTACACAAAGACAATTAGACGTTTTATCAGATGTTGTAGAAGACCCTCAAGCGTGGGCTGACCATGCGGAGCAATCTAAGGCAGGGGTTCAATCTGTTTTATCAAAGATTGCAAAGTATGAATCAGACTACGACTCAAAAAAGAACGGGGCTGGCTATAAAACTCGCAAGCAACGAGAAGACGCAAGAGTTATTTCTGAACAGGAACAATATGATAACGTATCATGGGATGTTAAAAGACAACGAGAGTATCCAACCATAGCGGAACTGGTAGTAGCTCTCTATGACACAGATGATAAAGCTGATATTGATCGTAGACGGGCAGAAATTAAAACTAAATATCCAAAGGAATAAACTATGGCCTATATAGGGACAGACATTAATTACGGCAATATTGCCAAGCAGACAGGAACCGGAGACGGCTCTGACACGACTCCTATTGCCGCACTGACCTATACCGTTCCCTCCAACGAAAGCATACTGGTATTCCTCGATGGCGTGGCACAAGTACCGGGTACTGATTTCACGGCAACAGGCACAACGCTGACCTTTACCACAGCCCCTGCTAACGGGGTAGCTATACTGGTGATGTTCCTTGGGCGCAGTCTTGACATAGGAACACCGGGGGATTCTACAGTAACTCTCGCAAAAATGGCGGCAAATTCCGTGGACTCTTCTGCCTACGTTGACGGGAGTATCGACCTTGCCCACATGAGTTCAGAGAGTGTCGATGAGGACAATTTACATATATCAAATTCTGGTAGCAATGGACAGTTTCTATCCAAACAGTCCGGTGACTCAGGAGGATTAACTTGGGCGGCGGCGACTCATACAGGAAATGTTGCCTTCCCCGCCACGCAAGTAGCGTCAGCAGATGCTAACACCCTAGATGATTATGAAGAAGGGACTTTTACTGCTGTTGTATCCGATGGAACAAACCTTATGACCCAAAGTATATCTATTGGAGTCTATACTAAAATAGGTAATCAGGTTTTTATATTTGTACATATTTTAGGGACTAGCCTAGGCTCTGTATCAGGAGAGATAAGGGTGCAGGGGTTCCCTTTTGCCTCAAGCTCTACAACAAACTACTTACAAGCTATTCCAGTTCCAAATGCTGGCTCATTAGCTATTACGGCAGGAACCAGTTTAGGGGCATATTTTCCAGCAGGAACCTCTTATGTTTTACTCCAAGTTATGAGTGCTACTACTGGGCCTGCCGCTATGCAAGGGAGTAACTTAACTGCGAATGGTAGACTTGAGCTTGCAGGACATTACATTATTTAACCGAGGATACTACGATGGCAATAGCTAAACGAACAGAAATAGGTAGTATAGAAGTATTACCCAAGGGGCAGATTCAAGTTAGGACTGACACAATAATTGAGGAAGACGGTGTGCAACTTGGCAAGTCTTATCACCGTCATGTTCTTGAACCCGGCTCTGATATTTCGCAACAAGATCAGCGTGTCAAGGATGTTGCGGTAATTGTTCACACGGATGAATGTAAAGCCGCATGGATTGAATTTATTAAAAATTCTGAAATAAAATTAGCCAAACATTAGGAATAAATTATGAGTGTAACGAAAGTAACAGGAATGATGCAGACCTCGACAAAGGGTGGAGACATATCTAGCGCATCTCCTACCGTTATAGATTCTGATGGTGACTATTTTGATCTGACCGGAACAACTTCATTCAGTGTATTCACCGTTACCGCAGGACGTAGGTTTACCATACAGTTTGATGGGGTGCTGACAATGACCCATCATGCTACCAATTTGGATTTACCGGGAGCGGCAAACATCACTACTGCCGCAGGAGATGTTGGAGAGTTTTTTGCGACAGGTACGAAC